GGGAAAGTGTTCATCCGTCCCGTGGTGACCACGAATACCTCGATCGGCGCGGTCACCGAGGGCACGACCATCCAGTCCGGCACGTTCGTGGTCGACGACATCCAGGTCACCAAGGGCATCTACGGTGGATATGTCGAGCTGTCGGAAGCGTCGATCGACTGGTCGAGTCCCGAGGTGCTGAACGCTCTCGTCGACGACATGGCCCGCATCTACGCCAACGACACCGACAACGTGGCCGCCGACGCGCTGCTTTCCGATACCAGCAACTCGAACAACTTCACGGCCGCGAACCTCGCCGACCCGACCGACTGGATCACCTGGATGTACACCGCCGCCAGCGACATCCTGACCGACTCGAACGGATGGCTCCCCACGCATCTGTTCCTGTCGCCGGTCGCCTGGAAGAACCTCGGCAAGCTGGAGGACAGCTCCGGTCGTCCGCTGTTCCCGCAGGTCGGCCCGATGAACGCCTTCGGCACCACGTCCCCGGCCGACTACTCCGGGAACGCGTTCGGCCTCCAGGTTGTCGTGGACCGCAACTTCACGAACACCGGTAACGGCTCGATGATTATTGGCCACCCGGACGGCTTCGAGTGCTGGGAACAGCAGAAGGGAGTCGTGTCGATCGAGAATCCGAGCCTGCTGGCCCGGACGATCGCCTTCCGCGGCTACTTCTCGGCCGTGATGCTCGACGCGACGAAGTTCATCAAGGCCGCGTTCGTCTGAGCTTGTAGGAAGATTCGGATTATGGCGACGTACTCGATCACGCACCACATGCGGCTCGATGACGTCGCCGTCATCCAAACGCTCACGGAATCGGATATCGCTGTCGGGCAGTCCGTGACCGTGACAGGGCTCGGGCATGGCATGAACGGCACCCACACCGTTATCGCTGTGCCCGAGTTCCTGTTCCTCGGAGTGTCCTCCGAAGGCGACCTCACCTACAACTACGACGTCATCATCCCGAATCAGCTCGCCTTCCAGAGCTCCGGGACCGAGGTATCCAGGTCGGCCGCTGACCCGTTCGGCACGCTCACCTGGACGATCACTCCGACCTGGATCACCTCGGCCAACGTCACCGAGTTTCTCGGCATCGCCACAGCCACCGCTAACGACACCGCCTACATCGCGACCTGTGTTTCGGCCGCCAACTCCTACGCATTCCGCAAGCGTGTCGAGGCCGGATACACCGACGCCGCCAGCTCTAGCCCGTCGGCCGACGTCACCCTCGGCACCACCCTGTACGCCGCCGCCCTCTACCGGGAACGCGGCTCGATCGACAGCTTCCAGACGTTCGAGACAATGCCGATAGCTGGGGCCGGGATCAACATGGGCCGCATTCACCAGCTCCTCGGAGTCAACCGCTCGCAGGTCGCATGATGGCGGCCACCGGCATCTTCTCCGAGGCGCGCGACGCCATCGTCACCCGGATAACTGCGCTCGGGCTCGTCCCCGTCACCGATCCACGCAACGCCCGACCGCTGACCGTCCTCGTCGAGCTCCCCACCTTCGACTCGTTCACCTTCAACGTCGGAGACGTCACCTTCATCATCCGAGTCCTTGGAGCACCACCAGGGAACCAGGACGTCGCCGACTACCTCCTCAGCACGATCGACACCCTCATGGCCGACCAAGGGCTCGCGATCGTGTCAGGACAACCCACCACCGCGGTCCTCGGCTCGCAAGAGCTCCCCGCCTACGACCTCACCGTAAGAATCGCCGCAAGGCGCAACTAAGAAAGGCCCACAATGGCAACCACCACCTTCCTCTCGAACGCCACCGTCCTCATCGGCGCGGTCGACGTCTCGGACCAATGTAAGAACGTCACCCTGACCGTCGGCTTCGACCCGCTCGAAACGACCGCTATGGGCTCGAACGGTCACACCTTCACCCAGGGACTCCAGTCCGTCGAGGTCACGCTCACCATGTTCAACAGCTACGGAGCAGGCGAGATCGAAGCCACCCTGTACGACGTTGTCGGCGACGGCAACACCACCCTCACCATCTCGCCTTCCGGCAGCACGGAATCGGCCTCGAACCCGGAATACACCATCACCAACGCGATGCTGGCCGGATTCACGCCGATCAACTCGACCGTTGGAGAGCTCTCCGAAGTCGAGGTCACCTTCACCGGAGGCACTTTCGCCCGAGACATCGTCTCGCCGTAACCCGAAGGAGCCCGACAGATGAAAATGCGAATGAAGGTCGACATCGGCGACGGACCCGTCGTCGTCGAAACCAACCTTTACATCACCGTCCTCTGGGAGCGGAAGTTCAAGCGGAAAGCGTCCGACCTCGCCAATGGGGTCGGAGCCGAGGACCTTGCTTTCATGGCCCATGAAGCAATGAAAGCCGCAAAGATCACCGTCCCCATGATGCTCGACGACTTCCTGAAGAAAATCGTCACGCTAGAGGTGGTGGACTCCGAAACCGAAAACCCTACCCCCGAGGCACCTACCGACGAGGACTAGCAGAAGTGCTCGTCGCCGTCGGATGGTGGCCTCACGACATCGACTTCGATCACCGGGACATGGCGACCGTGATCGACATACTGAACAAAGGATCAAAGCGATGAGCGTCCGAGTGCTCGGCATCAAAGAAACGATCAAAGAGCTCAAGGACCTCGGACCCGACATCCAAAAACAGTTCCGCAAAGATGTGCGCCTCATCGTCAAGCCGATCATCGACGCCGCCAAAGCTGAATATGACTCGGAGAACTTCCCGTCCGGGACCGCCCGCAAATGGAAGAACAAGTTCCCGCTCGAAGCCTCCAAAGCTAAAGGCGGCCTCCGGCCCAGCATCACGACCGCCAAACGGAACCGCTCGACGATCCTCGTCATCCAAAAGAACGCTGGCGCGTCCGTGTTCGAGTTCGCCAACACCGGCTCCCTCGGCGCGGCATTCCGTCAAAAGAACGGAGCACCTCCCCGAGTCGTATGGCCCTCGGCCGATAAACAGCTCCCCCAAGTCGTCGAGCAAATGACCGAGCTGGTCGATCGGGTCGCCATCATGGTCAACCGGAGGATCAGCTAATGGCTATTCGCGTCCCCATCATCTCCGACTTCGACGAAAAAGGCGTGAACCGCGCCGTCCAACAGTTCCAGAAACTCCAGACCGACATTGGCAAAGCCAACGGAGCGATGGCAAAGTTCAAGGTCGCCGGGTCTGCCGCGTTCGACGCCGTCAAACAAAACGCTACTGCTTTCGCTGCCGCCGCCGGAGCAGCGCTAATCAGCTTTGCTGCCAGCTCCGTCAAAGCCGCCTCGCGCCTCGAGGAGTCAGTCAACGCCGTCAAAGTCACATTCGGCGAGGCCGCCGGAGCCATTCTAGAGTTCTCAAAAAACTCAGCAATGAGCGTCGGCATGGCGGCCAGCGAGTTCAACAGCTTCGCTGTCCAGTTCGCAGGCTTCGCCAACAAGATAGGCACCTCATCGAACGAGGTCGCTGACATCATCACAGGATTGGCAAACCGGACCGCCGACTTCGCTTCGGTAATGAACATCGACATCCCGGAGGCCGCCCGAGTCTTCCAGTCGGCCCTCGCCGGAGAAACCGAACCGATCAAGAAGTTCGGTATCGACATGAGCGCGGCCGCTGTCGAGGCCTACGCTCTCGCAACCGGACTCGCAAAAACCAAAGCCGAAATCACCGAATCGGTCAAACAGCAGGCCCGATACGGCTTACTCCTCAAAGAAACAAACAAGGTCTCCGGAGACTTCAAGAACACTCAAGACAGCCTTGCCAACGCGTCCCGAACCCTCAAAGCCCAGTTCGAGGACCTCCAAGCCGCCGTTGGAAAACGACTCACGCCAGCACTCGCCGACCTTCTCTCCGGAGTTGTCGCCCTCATCGACGGCTTCGAGCGACTCAACGTCGCCATCCCCGGAGCAGGCGGAAAAGGATTCTTCGACTTCCTCGGTGCCGCCGTCAAAATGCCATTCAACATCAAAGGAGCGATCCAGGACCTCTATGGTCCAACCACGCAAGCCGCTGAAGGCTTCAGCAGACTCGGCTACAAGGCGGCCGAAACAAACCGTGCCATGACGCTCCTCGATCGAGTATTGAACAACACCCAACAGCAACTCGAAGCACAACAGCGAGCAGTCGACTTCGCCACTCAAGCCTGGAACCGCCTCC